ATATTATAGCGCATTTATATACAATATACCCAAATGGGAAATATTTTAGAAAAAATGAGCAGACAATAACGTGAAACTTACTCAACAACTTAAAGAAGCAATTAGAAACAAATATGTCCAAGGGATAGAGGATTCAAGCGGTTCACGAATTTTGTATTCCTTGGAACACTTAGCTGAAGAGAATAAAATCGGCAAATCTACTCTCTATCGTCATGCGAAAATTGAAAATTGGAAAGTACAGCAAGAGAGATTCCAAAGTGAATACCTTGCAGAACTGGACAACAAACGCAAAAAAGAAATGGTAAATGAGAGCAAAAAATTTGACAATGCGACCATAAGTATCGCAAAAGCCTTATTGGGGCAAACTGGTCAAATCATCAAACAAGCACAATCTGATAATAAATTTACACCATCACTGCTAAACACTTTGGCAGAAGCTACAATCAAAATACAAAAAATCAGTAAATTGGCGATGGGTGAAGCAACAGAAAACATGAACTTAAATGCAAAAATCAACGACACAGATGCCTTCCGAGAAGCTATGGAACTGCTTGACACAGTTGCAGAGCAACGCAGAGAAAGCAACAATAAGCCTATACACTAAGTGGCTACAGACAGCTAGACCGAAGCAATTACCACCTACTGATCAGGAATATTTTATCTGGTTGATATTAGCAGGTAGAGGTTGGGGAAAGACAAGAACAGGTGCGCAAGATATAGCTTTGTATGCGCTCAGAAATCCTAATTCAATATGTGCAGTGGTTGCACCAACATTCGGTGATCTTAGAAGGGTTTGTTTTCAAGGAAATAGCGGTTTGAAGTCAATAATACCAGATGATTGCTATGATAAAGAATTTGGTTCAAATGGATATTCAAGCACCATTACAGAGATAAGGTTGGCTAATGGTTCTAAGATAGTAGGCTATGCAGCACATAATCCAGAAAGATTAAGAGGTAGCCAATTTCACAGAGCATGGTGCGACGAATTATGTGCATGGGATTATCCCGAGGCGTTTGATCAGCTCATGTTCGGTCTAAGATTGGGTGATAATCCAAAATGCCTAATAACCACTACACCAAAACCGACAAAGTTGCTTAAAGGACTTCTTGATCGTGATGATGTTTATGTCACAAGCGGTAGCACATATGAAAACAAAGACAACCTAGCAGAATCAGCATTAGCAATGATGAGAGATCGTTATGAGGGTACTGCATTGGGTCGTCAGGAACTTCATGCTGAAGTCTTAGAGGACATTGAGGGTGCTTTATGGACAGTCAAAATGATTGATGAAACAAGGATTGTTGATGAAGAAAGGCAGCTATCAAATATCATTGTTGCAATAGACCCTGCTGTGACAGCAAATGACAATTCAGATGAAACAGGTATAGTTGTCGTAGGAAAAGATAGAAATAATGAATATTATGTGCTAGAAGATTTAAGTGGACGATATTCGGCTGATACATGGGCAAAGATCGCAATTAGAGCGTATTATGAGTGGGAAGCTGATAGAGTAGTAGCAGAAGTGAATAATGGCGGTGATTTGGTGGAAAGATTATTGAGAAATATTGACAACAATATACCATACAGATCGGTAAGAGCTACGAGAGGTAAGATGGTTAGAGCAGAACCAGTTGCTGCATTATATGAGCAAAAGCGTGTTCACCACTGTGGATTTTTTAAAGAGTTAGAAGATCAGATGTGTACCTACATAGGTCAAACAAACCCAAGTCCTGATAGACTAGATGCCCTAGTATGGGGTCTAAGCGAGTTAAGCAAGTCTAAAGGCGAAGTGAATTGGAGAATAAGTTAATGGCTATTTTGGATAATATCAAAAGCTATTTTGGTGCAGCACCAAAGCCTATGTATATCAAAAACAACAGCATGGTCGGATATTTTGGCATCGGTTCAAATAAAGGCAAGCAATATAACTATGAAGATTTAGCAACAGAGGGGTATCTTAAAAACGCAATAGTCTACAGATGCGTGAATGAAATAGCCAAGGGTGGGTCTAGCGTAGACTTTTTGTTAAAAGCAGATGATGAGGTATTAGAATATCACCCAATGCTTGATCTTTTGATGAGACCCAATCCAGTACAATCTTGCAATGAATTTTTCCAAGGGCTAATTGGATATTTATTATTATCAGGTAATGCATACATCCATAAATCAGGCGGTTCAGATGGTATGCCTAAAGAATTGCACTTATTAAGACCAGACCGTATGCGAATTATAGGCAATAGTACACATATTCCAGATAGGTATGAATATGTAATAAATGGGAAAGTCAGTGCTGTTTATCCAGTAGACCCTATAAGCGGGGCATCTGAAATCAAACATATCAAACTATGGAATCCACTTGATGATTTCTATGGATGTTCACCATTAACAGCAGCAGCAGTTGAAATAGATCAACATAACCTTGCATCAGAACATAACATCAACCTGTTAAACAACGGTGCAAGACCCAGTGGTGCTATTATATTCAAGCCAAAAGATGATCAAGGCTACAATGTAAATCTTAACGAAACGCAGCGACAGCAGTTATTAACAGACATGAACAACAGGTTTGCAGGTGCAGGTAATGCAGGTAGACCAATGCTTCTTGAAGGTGACTTTGATTGGAAAGAGATGGGATTGTCCCCAAAAGATATGGACTTCATTAGTCTAAAACATATGAGTGCTACTGATATTGCCCTATGTTTTGGTGTGCCATCGCAGTTAGTTGGTGTGCCAGATGCACAAACATATGCTAATGTCAGTGAGGCACGTTTATCACTTTATGAAGAAACTATAATACCGCATCTCAAGCTGATTGAATCTGACTTAAATGAATGGCTTGTACCACAGTATGATGAGCGTCTTTATTTCTGTTTTGATTACGATAAAATACCTGCGCTATCGGAAAGAACTAGACGCATATATGAAAATGTTGCCAGTGCTGTTCGTGAAGGGATTATGACAAGAAATGAAGCAAGAGAACAATTAGGTCTTTCACCGATTAGTGGTGGTGATGATATTTACATTGCTGCCAACCTATTTCCATTAAGTGGCGACAGCGTTGAAGCACCAGATGTTACAGACAACGATGATGACGTAAATGCTTACCTTGATGATGTAAGTGATGAAAAGGCATTGACATATAAACCTACAGAAAGCATGGCTGAAGAAGCTGCTAGGGGTTTAGCTTGGAGGAAAGAGTTTAATCGTGGTGGTACTCAAGTCGGTGCGGTAAGAGCTAACCAACTAGTAAGGCGTGAAAATCTATCTGTAGATACAATAAAGCGTATGTACAGCTTTTTTAGTAGGCATGAGGTTGACAAACAGGGAGAGGGGTTTGACCGTGGTGAAGATGGTTACCCAAGTGCAGGTAGAATTGCTTGGGCTTTGTGGGGCGGTGATGCAGGGTATAGTTGGTCAAAGCAAAAACGAAATCAAATTATGCGCTTAGAAGAAGAAAAGAGCGATTTAGATGATTTTGTAGAAAAGGCATTAACAGGAAAAACTAAGAAAGCTATACAGAAAAAGGTTCAAGATCATAATGATGAATATGGCGACAGACCTACAAAAAGGGTGACCATGGGTATGCTTGAAAAGGTATATGACAGGGGTGTAGGTGCATATAGAACAAACCCAACATCTGTGAGACCATCAGTGAATAGTCCAGAGCAGTGGGCGATGGCAAGGGTTAATTCTTTTCTTTATGCTTTGTCAAAAGGTAAATTTAGAGGCGGTAATCACGATACAGACGTATTCCCAAAAGGTCACCCACTAAGCAGTAAAGAATAGAATGGGCTATCAAGAACTAAAACCTATGCAGCACAAGAGACTGCGAACCTTTCGTCAAGGTAGAATAAGTGCAAGAAAGATTGTTCGTGAACAGCAACGTGTCCGCAACAATCTTGAGAAAAGTGTTTTCCGCAAACTGCAAAGAGCATTCAAACAGAATATAAGTCAAGCAGCATTTCTATATAAAGAATTTGGCAGTGTTAATGAGCAACAATTAGCAAGATCAATAGATGAAGATATATTGCCGATATTGTTTGTGCATTATCAAAGAGTCTTTAAATCAATATTTGATCTCAATGAAGCTACTTATGACATGACTACTAAACAGGTTGATGTTACAATTTTTGGCAGAAACATGGATTTGGAAAGACTTATAGAAATATACAACAGGGGCAGACAGTTATTTCTCAGTGGTATATCGTTACTTATAGCTGATAAGGTTGCGACAATAATCACTGTAGCAAGAGAAGAGGGTTTAAGCCTTACATCTATAGCCAGAAAGATAACTAAAGAAGTCACGCCTTTAGGCAGAAGCAGGGCAGCATTAATAGCAAGGACAGAAACGCACAATGCAGCAAGTTATGCACATCACCAATATCACACTATTTTGCAAGATAGTATAGGTACAAAAATGGTCAAGCGGTGGTCTGCCACAAATGATGCTAGAACAAGAAACGCACATTCTATTGCAAATGGACAAACAGTACCAATGGACGAGCCTTTTATAGTTGATGGTGCTGAAATGATGCACGCAGGTGACCCAAATGGTGGTGCGAGAAACAATGTAAATTGCAGATGTGTAATACTTTATGCTGATGAAGAAGATATTATTGATAATTAAACCAAGATAGTTTATGATGTGTCAAAATAGGAAGATGAAACATGGAAACTCAATATACTGAAGCTGAAAAAATACTTGCAGGTCAAACAGACCTAATTGAATTTTTGAATGAGGACAAGTCTGTCCAAGATGATTCTAGTGAGAATATTGAAGATATAAATGATAATTGTGAACCAGAATATCTTGAGGTCAAAACTGACATCAAAATGTTCATGGAAGATGATGAAGAAAAAGATCAAGGCACTTTTGAAGGCTATGCATCTGTTTTTGAAAATAGAGACTTAGGCAATGACATAATTAAGCGTGGTGCGTTTACCAAGAGTGTAAGAAAAAGAAAAGCCAAAGGTGTCAAGATGCTATATCAGCATAAGAGTGATATGCCTATTGGAGTGTTTGACGAAATCAAAGAAGATGATCATGGCTTGTATGTCAAAGGTAGATTGGCATTAAAAACAACGGCAGGTCGTGATGCATATGAACTGTTAAAAATGGGTGCTTTAGATGCAATGTCTATTGGATTTAGAGCTAACCAAAAAGAAATTTCCTATGATAAGCGTACAAAAGCTAGGCAAATCGGGGAAGTAGACCTATTGGAAGTGTCGTTAGTCACCTTTCCTATGAATCCGCAAGCGCAAATTCGTAGTGTAAAGGGTGAGGACTTATCCAAAAGGGAATGGGAAAATGGATTGCGAGAGGC